ATTAAGTAATACTTTTGGCGATAAAGTTAAATCAGAAATTAAACAAGATCAAAAAATAACTATTTCTTGGAAGAATAATAAAAAGCCAGAAATAGAAGATAAAGCTGTAGAAACCTCATTATTGGCTGAGTCAAAATAACGCATTAACTTTCTTGTCAATACATGTTGACAGATTGGCATATCCTGTGTTATTCATAATTATCAACTTAAAAAAGGAGATAAATATGTACACAGGCAACAAGTACGAACAAGTTAAAAATCTTGATATAAAAGAAATAGCAAAATTAGTTCGTCAAGATTTAAAAAAGTTTAAAGACTGTAAATTTTCAGTTTCTATTGAACGCTTTTCAATGGGTAGAGCTTTAAATGTTACTTTAGTTTGGAGTTCTGATCTTAAAAAGTTTACAACTTTTAAATCTGAATACTGCGATTTAAAAGTAGTTTTTGAACCTTCATTTAAAAATGAATTAGAAAATATTATAAAGCAATATAATTTTGACAAGTCAGATAGTCAGACAGATTATTCTCATGTCAATTTTTATACTAGCTTAGAAATAGATTATAATTTTAAAAATAAAAAATTAGATCAACTGCAAAAATTTGAGAAACAACTTGTTTCTCGAGTTAGTTTTTTCGATAAAGATGACTCAAAACTAAAAAACAAAACAAATAATCTTTGTCAAGTAAGACTTCCAGAAGAAATGGGGGTTGCTTAAATGAAACTACTAACAAAACAACATTACGACCAGTTAGTTAAAAATAATAAAGAACAAGACGGCTCAAAAGATTTTAAGGCTGTAGTTAAAATTTTTAACCCAACAGGTATTGGTACTTGGTATTTATCAGAACTAAATCCAGAAACAAATATTGCTTTTGGATTAGCTAAATTACACGAAGAAGAATTTGGCTACACTTCACTTGATGAACTAAAAGAATTTAAAGGAACTTTTGGATTAGGTGTTGAAAGAGATACTTCTTTTCCAATAAATAAATATTCTTTGGAAGAATGTAAGGAGTTAAGATAATGATTAAACAAATTACAGAAAAGTTTAAATGTACTGGAGCTATAGAAGCAGGTTATTCTGTAAAGGTGCAAGTAAGCAGAACCGGAGCAACTAAAGAAGAAGCATTAAAAAATCTTTTAGCTGTGTTCCCAAAAGCACAACCAGTTTTTCCTTCAAAAGATTTTCATTATTCGGAAATGTAAGGAGTTAAGATAATGATTAAACAAATTATAGAAGGTTTAGCTTTCTCCTTTACTTTAATTGCAGGCATAACATTAATATTAATCCTGGGGGTGCTATGAATAACGACAAGAATAATACTAAAAGGTTTGGAAGGCATCTTGAGCCTAACGAACCAAAGACAAAAACATTTGAGCAAGAGGTTCAAGAATATTTAGAAGAGCAGCTTGGTCAAGAGATTGAGAACCTAAAAGTTTATAAAAGCTATAACTAAGAAAACCAAAGACAAAAAGAAAAAGATTACTAAAAAGAAAAATGCCAGATTGTTTTAAATACGCTGAATATTATCACGAACCTTTGCTAAAAGAATTTGGCTTACCTTCTAAACAGACTAAAAAAGTTGCATGTAATTCATTGAACGTGCAGAGTTCCGCGCGCGTGTCATGGGTTTCGGCTGCATTTAATTTCTTTAAACACACAACAAACACACAATACATTAAATAAACGTTGCTATTATTAGCATGCCTATAGGTATCATACCTACGAGCCTGGCTTAATGCAGGGTTTTTGATTTTGCCTGGCTGTTTTTAAGAAAATTTTGGGGGGTGTACCCAAAAAACAACGCGCAACTTCTACTACATATATATTGGGACTACCACCCACACAGACACACACAGACATTATGAAAGACAAAATAATAGAAGTTCAAGATAAATTACAGTCGCTGGTCTTTATAGACCAAGAGACTAACGCAATAGTAATTCATGTATATGGATTTAGTGAGAGAGAGATCGCATTAGATTTTGCAGCTAAGATGTTAAAAAAGGCTGGAGTTAATTATACCCCGCTACAAGATTTATTTAATTTACCACAGACCCTTAACTAATGTTTAATATAGAGCCAGTAAAGAATACTACTATAGAGCTGGATTATAACCCAAGACCGCAACAGGAATTGTTGCATGACAAATTAGAAAAGCACAGATTTGCGGTTCTAAATTGCCACCGCAGATTTGGTAAAACAGTTGCAATCTTAAATCATCTTATAAGATCAGCGCTAAACCACCCGCTGCCAAACCCAAGATTTGCGTATATAGCGCCAACTTATAAGCAAGCTAAGAACGTAGCCTGGGATTATATTAAACAATTTACCGCTTCAATTCCTGGAGTTAAATATAACGAAACGGAATTAAGATGTGATCTACCGAATGGTTCAAGAATAACTTTATTATCTTCGGAAAACCCCGATAGTTTACGAGGAATATTTTTAGATGGTGTTTGTATAGATGAGGCAGCTCAAATAGCTCCTAAGCTATGGAATGAGATTATAAGACCCGCTTTATCAGACAGAAAAGGATTTTGTTATTTTATCGGTACTCCTGCCGGTATGAATAATTTTTTTTACGATATTTACCAATACGCTTTAAAAGACCCCGAGTGGTTAACATTTACAGCTCCAGTTAGCGAAACAAAGCTAATTGATGAAAAAGAATTGCAAGCTGCTAAAGACCAAATGGGAGAGGCAAAGTATAAGCAAGAATTTGAATGTGATTGGATTGCAAATATAGAAGGTTCTATTTATGGAAACTTAATTGCAGATTCAGAAAAGAATAATAGATTAACTAAGATTGAATACGACCCGGCACTTCCAGTAGATACCGCATGGGATTTGGGTCATGCTGATAGTACCGCTATTATATTTTTTCAAAAGCTTGGCAATACAATTAGAATTATAGATTACTACGAAAACAATCGTGAAGGCTTACCGCACTACATTAGTCTGTTAAATAAAAAAGATTATGTTTACGGAAAACATTATGCGCCACACGATATAGAGGTTACAGAATTTTCTACAGGTAAGACAAGAAGGGAAGTAGCATATCAACTTGGTGTAAATTTTAAAATTTTACCAAAACTACCTATTGAAGATGGAATACACGCCGCGAAAATGATACTGCCGCGTTGTTACTTTAGTTTAGATACTACTAGACCATTAATAGACGCTCTTCGTCATTATCATAGAAGATACAATGAGAAGATGAAAATGTATCATGAGAAACCAATTCATGATTGGAGTTCACACGCTTGTGATGCTTTTCGTTATTTAGCGATTGCAATTGAAGAGTTGCCATCAAATACAAACTTAAACAAATTATTCCCGAAAACAGATTCGGAATATTCAATACATGGAAGATAAATTATGGGTTTCTTAATGCCAAAAATGCCAGCGATGCCGGCACCACCAATAGCTCCTGCTGAGCCGCCTGCTTATGATGATAAAGAAAAAGCAGCGGAAGTAAAAAGAAAACTGGATGCAATTGAACGAAACAGAATGGGAAGAGAAAGTACAATATTAACTACTTATCAGGGGTTAGACAATGAAGGTTTAAATTCTGAGAAGAAAACTTTGTTAGGAGCTTAGTATGGGTGGAGTAATGAAACCAGTAGTAAATTTAGTTTCTTCTGTTGCTAAACCATCTATAGCACAAGCGCCAGCGCCAATAATCACACCTACAAAAGCAGAAGTATCACAATCGCAAGCCGCAGCTGCTTCCGCTTTAGATTCTAAAAGACTTGTAAACGAACAAGGTAGAAGTTCAACAATTCTTACAGGCTCACTTGGAGCAACAGATACGGCTGAAATTAAAAAAACATTACTAGGAAGTTAAAATGCCAATAAACAAAAAAGCAAAAGATATTTTAGATAGATATGGTTCATTAAGAACTCAAAGACAAACTTGGGAGTCGCATTGGCAAGAAGTTGCAGATTATATGCTTCCTAGAAAAGCAGATATTACTAAATCAAGAAGTCAGGGAGATAAGAGAACCGAATTAATTTTTGATGGTACAGCAACTCATTCTTTAGAATTGTTAGCAGCATCACTTCATGGAATGTTAACTTCAACTTCATCGCCATGGTTTTATTTAAAATTTAAAGATGATGAAGTTAATAATGATGATGATGCAGTACAATGGTTAGAAAAATGTACTGGCTCAATGTATCAAGCTTTTAACCGATCAAATTTTCAACAAGAAATATTTGAATTATATCATGATCTAATTGCTTTTGGTACCGCAGCATTATTTATATCTGAAGATAACGAAAACGATTTAAGATTTAAAAATATTCATATTTCAGAAATATTTATTACTGAAAGCGAAACTGGAATTGTTGACAGCTTAACTAGAAAATTTAAATTAAAAGCAAGAAACATAACAAGCATGTTTCCTAAAGCGCAGCTTCCTAATGAATTAAAAAAATTAATTGAAAATTCTCCACAAGAAGATGTTTCAATTATTCATAGTGTTTATCCTAATACAGAATATGCAGAACCAGGTTCATCTAAAAGATTTATTTCTTGTTATGTTCATGAAGCTTCAGGAGCATTGTTATCTGAAAAAGGATTTGCAGAATTTCCTTATGCAGTTCCAAGATATTTAAAATCTTCAAACGAAATTTACGGAAGAAGTCCAGCAATGAACGCATTGCCAGATGTTAAAATGTTAAACACAATGTGTAAGACTTCTATTCGTGCAGCTCAAAAACAAATAGACCCACCTTTAATGGTTCCAGATGATGGCTTCTTAATGCCTATTAGAACTGTTCCAGGCGGTTTAAATTATTATAGATCAGGAACAAGAGACAGAATTGAACCTTTAAACATTGGAGCTAACAATCCAGTTGGCAATCAAATGGAAGAACAAAGAAGAAAACAAGTTAGAGAAAACTTTTTTGTAGATCAGTTAATTACTTCTCAGGGTCAAACAATGACTGCAACAGAAGTTGTGCAGCGTAATGAAGAAAAAATGAGAATACTTGGTCCAGTTCTTGGCAGATTACAGTCTGAGTTATTACAGCCACTTATTACTCGTTGCTTTAATATTTTAATGAGAAATAAAAAATTTCCAGAAATGCCTGCAATGTTAGGTAATACAAATATTGAAATTGAATATGTATCTCCATTAGCTAAAGCTCAAAAAACTGGAGAGCTGCAAGCATTAATGAGAGGCTTTGAAATATTTGGAAGTTTACAAAACGTTGCTCCTGTATTTGATTATTTAGATACAGACGCTGTAGTTACTTACATTAAAGACGTTTTAGGTTTTCCTGCAAAAATTTTGAAAACGAAGTCGCAAGTAGGAGCAATAAGAAAACAAAGACAAGCTGAACAGCAACAACAGATGCAATTACAACAAATGCAACAAGTTGCTCAAGCAGCTGGTCAAGCCGCTCCCGCTGCAAAAGTTTTAATGAATGAATAAAGAAATAAACGACAATATAAAAATATTTCAACGAGTTTTTAAATCCCCAGACGGCGAAAAAGTTTTGGAAGATTTAGAAAAGAGATGCAATGTTTTCACGACTTCTTTTAGTAACGACAGTCATGAAACTGCATTTAGAGAGGGACAACGTAGTGTTGTTCTTTTCATTAAATCAACACTCAAAAAACAACCAAAGGAGTAAATAAATGAGTAGTGAAATACAGGCAACACAAACGGAACAGCAAACGATTGTGTCTGAAGTACCTACAACTAATGCTGCGACAACAACACCAACTTCAGTAGACTGGAGATCAAGTTTACCAGAAGAATTAAAATCAGAAAAATCTTTATCTAGTATTACAGATATTGCTGGTTTAGCAAAAAGTTATGTTCATGCACAAAAATTAATTGGCGCTGATAAAATTCCAGTTCCAA